AATCGGGGCGGAGCTCGCACGGCTAACTTAAGGTGCGTTGCGGCTGAACTCAGCGCGGTCCTGCTTGCACAGGATGCGCAAAAAGCGGGAAAAGCTAAAATGGTCCCGGCTCGAGCTCGTCATTGTTTACGGGCTCGACACTTACGGTCTGGACATGGTCGCTCCGGTTGTCCACGCAATCGAGGAACGCTGGTTTTCCTATATCGTCTATCCGCTGCATTGAAAGGTGCGTTGCGCAGTGCCCTGCCGCGATGACACTGCCGCGCCATGGGATTTGGAAGCTCACCGGCTGCGATCGCACCCCTTACGGCGACCCCTGCTACAGCCGGGACGGTATCCAATGACATAAACGCAGCGAATGCCACGGTTGCCTCGCTGCAGGCGGCCGTCGCTGCGGCGCGAGGCTCGCTCTCGGGTATTCCGCAATACGTCGCCCCGCCTTCCTCTGTCGCGACTGACACCGCGACCGCGGCGGCTCAAGCCGCGTCGACCGTCGCGCTGCAGCAGCAGGCCTCGCTCGATACCGCGCTATTCATGGCGCAGTACGGCCGCATGGGGGCCTACAACAGTGCCAACGTTTCGCCGCTGGGCGGCATGGGCCCGGGCGCTTCGCCGCTGAAAGGCTGATATGGCCGAGGATACGAGAGAGAAGCGCCCGGCCTCGAGCGATCTCGAAGGCGAGGCGCAAGAGCGGCTGAAGGAAGCGCGTCAGTGGAAGGAATCCACCCGAATCTTAGATTTCAAAGAGTGTTATTTTTTTCTCGCCCCATGGAGAAACCGGCAAATCAGCTCTCTGAGCATTCCGCCGCGCGCGCCGATGCTCGATCAGCCGGAGCTCTACACCGATCTTGGTTTTCTAGTTACTTCAGATTTTATTACCGAGATCATCAACACTTACCTGCCGGAAGCTCAGATTTGGTGTGAGCGCAAGGCCGGCATGGACACGCCGGACGAGATTTATCAGCAGGTCGCCGATCAGGTCAGGGCACAGGACAAGAAAATCTTCGAAGCGATCAAATCCTCGAATTTTTATGCTGAAATCCCGAAAGCCTGCAATCCCGATCTTGTCATCGCCGGCGCTGCGCTTTGGATACACCGGCGCGTTGCGCACGAGCCGATTGAATGCCTCGCCGTTCCGATGCGGGAGATGGAAATCAATCTCGGCCCGAACGGCGAGATCGATGACCGCTTTGTGGTCAAGTATGAATACAACAAATACGTCAAGGCGCGCCTCGGCGACGATGTTTGGAGCAACCTGTCGAAAAATCAGCGCGACAAGATCGAAAGCAAGCCAAGCGACCGCACGCAGATCGTCTGGGGCTTCTGGCGGAAGTGGGACAAGATCGATGACGAAACTTGGCAGCACGTCATCTTGCTCGCCGACGAGCTCATTCACGATTGCGAGCTGAAAGGCGAGGGCTGCTGCCCGTTCATCGTCTTTCGCTTCAACCCAACGGCCGACTGGCCGTGGGCGCACGGCCCGGCGCAGCAGGGCTTGCCGACGTTCCGGCAGACCGACGAGCTCGAACGGCAAAAGCTCGAGGCGGTGGAGCGCGCGACCAATCCGGCAATCACCTATCCGGACGATAGCTTTACCGAGGTCGAGCAGTGCATCGAGCCCGGCATGGCCTATCCGATCCGGCCGGGCAGCGAAAACGCGGTCAAGGCGATCTACAACCAGCCGACGATCCAACCCGAGATTTTCGAGATAGAGCTTCAGGAAAAGCGGCTGCGAAAGCTCTTTTTTGTCGACTATCCCGAGCAGAGCGGCGACACGCCGCCGACGCTCGGTCAGTGGCTCGACGAAATGGCGCGCGCGCAGCGCCGCATCGGCACGCCCGGCTTTTCGTTCTGGCGCGAAGGCCCGCGCGCGTTCTTCCTGCGCTTCAAGTTCCTGCTCGAGCAATCCGGCACGCTGAAAAAGATCGTCGACCAGCACGGGCGCTTTATCTCGACGCAAGCCTACAATCCGGCGCAGCGCGCGGCCGAGCAGCAGGAGATCGCCATCGCGACGCAATGCGCCAACCTGCTGGCGCAGATGTTCCCCGAGGAATGGCGCGTCCGCATCGATGGCGGCGCTACCATGCAGGCCTTCATTGCCAAGATGCGAACCAGCGGCCTGATCAAGATGCGCAACAAGCAGGACATCGCCTCAGCCATTCAGCAGATGCAGCAATTCGTCCAGGCGCGGCGCGAGCCCGGCGCGCCACAGCCGCCACCAGCCGCCGGCGCCCCGGCCCCACAATGATCAGCGACGACGAACTCAATCAGGCCCTCGACCGGATCGCCCGCACGGCGGACGGCGAACTGTTCTACCGCTACCTGCAGAAGGGCCTCATGGGCTCGCTCGACGAGCACGCGCCCTCTGAGAGTGCGTTGCGAACAGAACATGGCCGCCGCAGGTTCGCAGCCGAATTGATGGCCAAGATGGCCAAGGGAATCGACGAGAGTGGTGGACACACCAACACCAGCCGCACCGAGCGCACCGTCGTCTTCCGCGCCCGCGAGTCCGCCGTCCGCGCCACCCCCCGCCGCTTCCGCGAGTGGGCCGCCGACAACGACCCCGAGCTCCACGCCTTCACCGTCAACAACTCCGGCGTCCCCGGCGACGCAGCCTAGCCCCGCCGAGCCGGCAAAGGCAGCAAAACCAGAATGGACGCCGGAAAGTTTTTGGGATACGGACGGCGCTCGTCTCAAGCCCGAATTTTCCGATCACTACAAAGAGCTCGCGACGTTTAGGGCGCTCGAGGAATCGCGCCTCTCGACGTTAGGGACGCCGGACGCCTACGAGATCAAGCTTCCTGACAGCTACAAAGCGCCGGAAGGTTTTGAGAACTACAAGCCTGACGGCAATCATCCGCTGATGGCGCAAGCCCGCCAATTCATTCACGACGTCGATACCCACAAGCTTTCCGGCCAAGCGGCTTTCTCCAAGCTTCTCGAGCTGAGCGCCGCGCGCGAGATCGGCACTGCGCAAATGCTAAGGACCGCGCGGGATGCGGAGATCGCCAAGCTCGGCGCCAACGGCGTAAACCGCGTGACTGCCGTGGAGAATTTTATCTCGGCTCAAGTCGGCGACGACCTATTCAAGGCGACGAAGCCGCTGCTTGCAACAGCCGCGATGGTGCAGGTGTGGGAAAAAATCATGGCCACGGTTCGCGGCCAGGGCGCCGGCACCTACACGCCAGGCCGGTCACCGGCTGAGCCGGCGAAGGTCGATGACGCGACCTGGGCGAAAATGTCCTACACGGAAAAGAAAAATTACGCATCGAAGTTCAACGGCCAGTCCCCATAAGAAAGGGCTTAAGCTATGGCTGTCTCTAACCTGCTGACCATTGCGGAATATGCAAAGTCCTTTGCGCGCGAGGATATTCGCCGGCCGCCGATCGAGACGTTTGCGAAGTCGACGGATTTGTTCGAGGCGATGCCGTTCGAGGGCCTCAAAGGGTCGGTGTTTCAATATTACCGGCAAGCCGTGTTGCCCACCCCGCAATTCCGCGCCATCAACGAGTCATCGTCAACCGGGCACGGCATCATCCAGCCGTTGCAGGAAAACACCAGCATCATCGATCACGACATCGACGTCGATCGCGCGATCGTCGACCGTCACGGCATCGAGCGGAGAAACTACGAAGAAATGCTCGGCCTGACCGGCTTCGGTCAGCTTTGGGCCACGACGGTCATCAAGGGCGATCAGAGCTTGAACCCGCGGCAGTTCAACGGCCTTCAGGTGCGCGCCAACCTGAATAGCCGCGATATTCACAACTCGGTTGCCTCCGGCGGCGCTCCGCTGTCGCTGCTCGCTCTCGACAAGGCAATCGCACAGGTCAACAACCCGACGCACATTGCCGTGCCGTATCTGTCCAAGGCTTTGTGGATCCAGGCCGCGCGCACAACCACGCTCAGCGGCTACGTGATTCAGACCTGGGATGAGGTCGGCGGCATGAAACTTTCTTACGCCGGCCTTCCGCTCCTGTTCGGGTATCCGAAGGATCTGCATCCCTACATGCTGGACTTCAACGAAGTTGGCAACGGCGGCGGATCAGCCGTCACCGCGTCGCTCTATGTCCTGTCGCTCGGCGAGTATCGGCTGCGCGGCATTCAGCTTCGCCCGATGGAAGTCCGCGACATCGGCC